GCCGCATTGAGTTTCTGACTGCCCAAGCCAAACAATTGGAATTAAACCTCCATGCGATTGGTGGGGCAATTCAGGACTGTCAATATTGGTTAAACGAATTGGAGAAACCAAATGCCGCTGATCAAGTCAATGACACCCAAGGCGTTGAAAGCGAACATCAAGGCTGAAATAGAAGCTGGCAAGCCTGTTAAGCAGGCGGTTGCCATTGGCTATTCGGTTAAGAAAGAAGCTGAAAAGGCTAAAAAAGCCCCAAAGAAGAAGTAAATGCCAACCCTTGCCGACATTTACAGCGCAATCAACACTGCCAAACGTAAAGGGGCTGATTTTATTAGCAACCCCAGCACTAGCTTGCAGCAGATGGTTGGCAACGCAAATGACCGCGCAAGGGTTTACAACCAAGAACTTAATCTAGCCGCCCAAGGGTTTGGCGCACCAGCTAGGGGTCAGCAGCCTACACCTGAACAACTGGCGGCACAGCAAAGCGTAATGGATACATTTGCTGAAGCCTACAACCCTGCGGGGATGGTTGTTTATCATGGTTCGCCCCATGTGTTTGAACGTTTCAGCATGGGGAAAATTGGTACTGGTGAGGGCAATCAGGCATATGGGCGTGGACTTTACATGGCACAAAATCCTGAAGTAGCAAAATCATATGCTGTTGACGTTGCAGACAATACTGGCAAAAGAACATTTGCGCCAAAAACCAATGTGAACCAAGACGCATTAAATTATTTTCAAAAAATGCTTAATGGTGAAGTTCCTAGAGATATTAAAGACAATGTCGCCGTATCTGATGACTACATCAAATCACAAATGCAACAGTTAAGCAATCAATTACCATCTGTATATAAGGTAGATTTACCCGATACGCATATTCGCCGAATGTTGGACTTTGACAGCCCACTAAAGAATCAACCCAAATCTGTGCGAAATCTTGCCAAATCACTAGGCATGGATTTAAATGACCTTGGCGGTGATTTATTGGCTAGGGTTGGAAAAGGTGACGCAGGCAAGAAAATATTGCAAGATGCGGGAATACCGGGCGTTAAGTATCTTGACCAAACTAGCCGTGATGCAAAGACAGGTACAAAAAACTTTGTTGTGTTTGACGATAAACACCTTAAAATTCTTGAACGCAACGACAAACCAATCAAATGACAGATACCGTACCCGTCCTAGAAAAGCGCCCAGTAGGTCGCCCAACCTTATATGACCCCGCATATTGCGGCAAGGTTGTGGAATTAGGGCGCATTGGTAAGTCTGTTGAACAAATTGCGGCAATATTAGATGTTTCATTAAGAACAATGTACTCATGGCGTGATGCACACGAAGAATTTTTGCACGCCTTGGATGACGCTAAGACATATGAGCAAGCATGGTGGGAAGAGCAGGCATCTTCTTACATGGTTGAGAACAAGGAAAGTGACCGATTGAACGCCACGCTATGGTCGCGGTCAATGGCTGCAAGGTTTCCAAAGAAGTACAGGGAAAGCACAAAGCAAGAAATCACGGGTGCAGATGGTGCGCCATTGCTTACAGGTATTCAGGTGACATTTGTGAAGCCTGAGTAGCGCCAAGAAAGCTAGGGATTGACAGTTCTGCAAAACTGTTTGGTTGCAGCCATAGGGGGAGGGTAGAAACCTGTGAACCCGCAGTCTTTAGCTTTGTTGGCGAAAGTGGATGCCGCCCGAAACAGTGTTGAATTGCGGACAAGTAGCGCAGTATCTGTGGATATAGCGAGTAGCCAACAACCTATAAGGAAATGATTTGTCTGAAGTAGCCAGCGCGATTGCCAATGCTGAGTTTCCAATCAAGCTACAAGGCTTGTTCAAGCCATCCCGCTACAAGGTAGCCTATGGCGGCAGGGGTGGCGCTAAGTCATGGGGTATTGCTAGGGCTTTACTGATCAAGGGCGCTAAAGAACCGCTACGGATACTTTGTGCGCGGGAATTCCAAACCAGCATTAGGGATTCGGTACACAAACTGTTGTGTGACCAGATCGAAACCCTTGGATTGCTTGGCTTTTACGAGATAACCCAAAACAGCATTAGGGGCAGGAACGGCACTGAGTTTGCGTTTGCTGGCTTAAAGAACAACATTGCCAACATCAAATCCTATGAGGGCGTAGACATAGCTTGGGTAGAGGAAGCGCAGACCACCAGCCGATTAAGCTGGAACATCCTAATCCCAACGATTCGTAAGCAGGGCAGCGAAATATGGATTTCGTTCAATCCTGAGTTGGAAACAGATGAAACCTACCAGCGGTTTGTGCTTAACCCGCCTGATGACTGCATACAAATCAAGATCAATTGGTCAGACAATCCTTGGTTTCCTGACACGCTGAAGCTGGAAAAGGATGCACTTAGAAACCGTGACCTTGAAGCCTATAACCAAGTCTGGGAGGGCTTATGCCGCCAATCAGTCGATGGGGCTATCTTTGCCAAGGAACTACAACAGGCTGAAGTGGAGGGCAGGCTAACCCGTGTGGCTTATGACGCTACAAAGCCTGTCCACGCCATCTTTGACCTTGGTTGGTCTGACAGCACATCAATCTGGTTCTTGCAGTTTGTGGGCATGGAAACCCGCCTGATTAGGTACATTGAGGATAGCCAAAAGACCATGACCCATTACTTGGCAACCATGCAAACCTTTGGTTATGTATACGACACGGTTTGGTTGCCGCATGACGCTGAGAATCAGACATTGGCAGCGGCTGGGCGTTCTATTGATGACATTGTGAGGGCGGCAGGCTACAAGACGCGGATTCTGCCTAGAGTGCCAATCCTTGATTCAATTAACGCCGCAAGGACAATATTCCCAAGCTGTTGGTTTGATAGGGAACACGCCGCAGAGGGAATCAACTGCCTGCGCCACTATCGGTATGAGGTTGACCCAGTGACAGGACAATTCAGCCGCAACCCATTACATGATCACTATTCGCACGGGGCAGACGCATTCCGCTATATTGCCCTGATGATTCAAGACACACCAAAGCGCAAGCCCAAGGCACAAGTTGCAATGGCAAGCGGTTGGATGGGATAATTCCCAAAAGGGGCAAATATGGCTTACCAAGACGCAGCAGGCAAAGACAACAGAATCAACAAAGCCATAGAATTTTGGCGGTTGGTCAATGACGCAGATTCCACCAATCGTGCAGAGGCATTGCAGGATATTAAGTTTGCCGCTGGTGATCAATGGCCTGTGGAGATACAGAACAGCAGGAACGTGGAAGCCAGACCCTGCCTGACCATCAACAAGATTGATGCCTATGTGCGACAGGTGACCAACCAGCAGCGGATGCAACGCCCACGCATCAAGGTACATCCTGTGAATAACTTGGCTGATTACAAAATCGCCCAAGTAATTGAGGGCATGACCCGTCACATTGAGGTTAATTCCAATGCTGACACTGCTTATGACACCGCCTTTGATTACGCTGTGCGGATGGGTTGGGGCTACTGGCGCATCAATACCCGTTACACAAGCGAGGATTCATTCGATCAAGAAATCTACATTGACACGATTGATAATCCGTTCACCGTGTACTTTGACCCCAATTCAATCCTGCCTGATGGGTCAGACGCTGAACGTTGCCTGATTACCACAGTGTTAGATAAAAAGGTTTTCAAGGATTATTACCCTGACGCTGATGACGGTGCTAATTTCACCCAGCGGTCAACAGGGGATGACACTGCAAGCTGGATCACCAAGGAAGATATTCGGATAGCTGAATTCTTTTATGTTGAACGTGAACGTGCCAAGCTGTATCTGCTGAGTGATGGTACACGCCAATTCGCCGATTCGGAAAGGTTCTTTGAACGTGTGGAAGCCGCTGGCTTGACCGTGGTTGATGAACGTGAATCGTTTCGCAAGGCGGTGAAGTGGGTCAAGATGACCGCCATAGAAATATTGGAAGAAAAGACATGGGCAGGCAAGTACATCCCTGTTGTTCCATGCTATGGCGCACAGGTTATTGTGGACGACAAGCGCAAGAAATATGGCTTGGTGCGGTTTGCTAAAGACCCGCAACGTATGTACAACTTCTGGCGCACTAGCATGACCGAATCGGTTGCCCTTGCACCAAAGGCTAAATGGCTGCTGGCAGAGGGTCAAGACGAGGGACACGAAAACGAATGGGCGTTGGCTAACATTAAGTCAAGCCCTGTGTTGCGGTACAAGCAGAAAGACATTGAGGGCGTACCAGCCCCAGTGCCTACCCGCCTGCAACCCGAACCACCACCCGCTGGCATCATGGAAGCCGCTGCCGCCATTTCCGCAGATTTGCAGATGGTGTTGGGCATTCTTGACCCCAACCAATTGCCAAGTGGCAACATTTCAGGCAAAGCCCTGCAAGGTCAGCAGAATCAGACTGATCTAAGCAATTTCCACTTCTACGACAACATGACCCGATCCATTCGGCATACAGGCAAAATCCTGTTGGACTTGATACCCAAAATTTACGACACAGCACGGGTAATGCGGATCATTGGTTCAGATGGTCAACCTGACATGACCGAAATCAACCAAAAGAATGGGTTTAGCGAATCTTTCCAGCCAATCGTGCCGCCCTCCAAGCCTGATATGAACCATGAAATTGACCATCACTGGTCAGGTTTACATCACGCCCGTTGGCTGCTGATCTGATTGGATTGATCGGCGCGGGTGCTTTACTTTTCCCAACAACAGGCTTTGCATCAGTCTTTTCGTACTGCGCTTCCAACCTCCCAATTGCTCTCAAGGCGGCGGTCAAGGTCATGCCTTGCAGTTTTACAGCAAAGTCAGGATTTTCAGCAAGGTGATACAGGATGCGTGGGCCAACATCTGATTCAAAGATTGCATCCCGCACTTCGTTACTAACAGTAACGTCTGTGGAATTAACCATGTCATCAAAGTCTGGCATTTCAGCTTTGGCTGCCTTTACCCGTTGACCCCATGCGTCTATTAGCTTGGAATGTTCGGCGGCGGCTTTAGCCTGCACTTCCTTTTGCTTTTCTTCCTGCAATCGCTGTTCCACTCGATAGTCAGTCAACGCCTTGGCGTATTCGTACATATCGCTGAACTGCTCTGGCAAAGGTTCTGTTTCAAACACTGGTTCAGCTTTGGGCTGAAACTGTGCCTCCAAGTCCCTTACCTTTGCTTCCAAAGTTTCCCTTTGCTCGCGTTCCTTTCGGGCTTCTTCCCGTGCGGCTTCGCGTTGCTTGGTTATCTCTGAAAACCGTCTTTCCAGCTTGGGATTTTGTTTTTTATCCTCTGTTGCTGTCGCTTCGTTCTCTACCTCTGTCGGCTCACTCTGTCCTTGCTCAACCTCTTGCGGCTCTGCCTTTTCGACAGCCTCGCTTGGGAGTGGATCAGCTAAACCCATTCGTTTGGCATTAAATTCAGCTAAATTTTCACTTGTCACCACATTGGCGGCAAGTCTTTCTGCTACTTCTGACATTGAGTTACCTCAAAGAATTCACCCAGTTGACCCAACTGGTAAGGTTTTGTGGTTTTTACCACGAAATTATTTTGTTGTCAATTGTTTAGCCAATGGAACGTATTTTTTTAATTTTTCATCCCACATTTCTAAACTGTCTTGTGTAACTGGATCGCGGGTGCTTCGTTTAGCTTCATTGAGGGCATCGCTATGATTTTTTGCGCCAATCATGATATGCCCGTATTTGCCTTTGTAGCGGTAACTTTTTAAGCCAGCCGCAGCAAATGCTTTATCTGTTTCTTTGGTTGATTCAGGCGACCTTTTTTCCATGAATTCTTTGTCGAATTGCGCCTTATTTTCACTCGTTACGGTTGGCATATCAATTCCTTATTGCATGGGT